CCACAATGACAACACGCTCTCTCAATGTTTTCATCTCCTCACGGTTCTCTCTCGATTCCCGTTTGATGTCTTTGAGGTCGTCTGCGATGTTCTCAAGTTTCACCATCACCATTGTGTCGGTTGTTGCTCTCTGTTCCGTCTCTTCCTGCGTGTCTTTCTTCTCATTTCTCTGCTTTGAGCAGATTCCGAAAAAGATTGCACATGCAACAGATACTCCGGAGAGCAACAGGGATATTTCAATCGTCAACGGCATTCTCCTTTCTGAACTCTGTCGCCTCGATGTCGTCGTTGTCGCAATATTTCCGCATGTGGTATTCGAGAACATCCATCTCCTTGTCTGCCCCCTCTACCTCATGCCGGAGTTCTGCTCTGACCTCCTCTTCGATTTTCGACTGTTCAATGATTGTTTGCTGCTTTTTCACGATTGCTGATAGATTTTCCGTCACATCACACAATCGTGATATTATTTCAAGCGGACTCATTCTGCATCACCGCCGGAGAATTTTTCTCCTGTGATGTATTCATATTCATCTGCTGAAATACTGCCCTTTGCGACACGCTCGGAAATCTGTTTCTTTGTGAGAGTGCCTTTTTTGTACATTCTTTTGAGACTTTCAACAAGCATTTTCATACTAAATCAACCCCTCCTCAATCAACTGCTGTGTGTATTCGTCTATGACTGCATCTTTCTGAAACTGTGTCACTGATTCGACGATTCCGGATGTGTTCTCCTCAACGACTGACTTCATGAGTGTCATGTTCTCATATTCCTTGACTGTCATTTCTTTCTCGTCGTACTGCCATTCGGTCACTGTCTGCATCTTTCCGTCGCTGCCCTCAACCTCTCTTGTCACCTGTTCGATGTTCTTACGCAGGTAAACCGTTGACGGCGACGATGTCCTGTCGACCTCCTCCGGCTTGTCCGACTGTGTTCCTGTCACCTTTTTCCAGTCTGTCATGTTCGTTCTCCTTTCTGCTATGCTTTGAAACTATCCTCTTGAGTTTCTTAACATTGATTTTTGGTTTGATGTAATCAATGTAATAGTTGTATGTGTCCGTGTGTTTGAACAATCCCATATATGACAACATCACCGATGCGTTATACCATGAGATTTTATTCTGCTTTGAGATATGGTTTGCCTTACGTCTCGCAGCCTCAATGTTTGATTTCCGGATGGTTGTCCTGTCATGGTGAAATTGAAATCCCATAAAATCAAGCATACGACCCTTTGTGACCTGCTTTCCGTCTTTATCAAGTACCGGATTCCCGCCTTTATCAAATACCGGATATTCAAATCTAAACACCTGCCAATCGCCTTTTATTTCAAGGTCGAGGTTGTCATTCAGATATGTTTCGATTGCTGCATGTATTTTGTGTAGTTTCTTTTTGCTCTTTCCCAGTATCACCATGTCGTCCATGTATCGCATGTAATGTTCTGCGCGGAGTTTCTCTTTGATGTAGTGGTCGAGTGCTTTCAAGTAAAAATTGCCGAACCATTGTGATGTGAAATATCCCAACGGAACGCCTTTTCGCATCTCCTCAATAATTTCTTTCAGTTCATCGAACATCGCTCCTGTGATGCCGATTTCCTGCAATATCTCCAACGCTCCGGAGATGTCGTCAAATGCTATGCATCCGACAAGCGTTTTCGTCTGCTCTGCATCTATCTCAACGCCTGCATCCGTCAAAATCTTTGCAACGAGTGCTATTTTGTCATGCTCAATCAGTATGCAGAGTAATCTATAAAACCGTTTATCTCGAATTACCTCTTTGAGTTTCCTTTTGAGGATTCTCCGGTTTATGGATTCAAAGAAATGGTGAACATCCATCTTGAGAACAAAGAATTTCTTTCCGTCGTAGGAATCAAGCCATTTTCTCATGTACTTCTTTCCGTAATGAACACCCCTGCCCGGAATGCTCCCGCATGAAAATTCATACAATCCATTCATCACAATCGGTTTGAACTGACCTATTGCACAATGATGAATAACCTGCTCATATTTGTAATGCGGTTTCAATATACGGCGTGTTTTCTTGCTGCTGCTCTCGTTGATGATGCTCGGTTTGTGATAGTCCGGAATGAACAACTCCTCTGTCAACATCTTTTTCAAGAGTTCTGTGTGTTCATCGAGGTTCTCTAATACCTCCCGCACATCATTCCTGTTCTTTTTCTTTTTGGATGCATTTATAAAACACTGTTTTATGTAGTCGTCTTGTAACATTGGTTCATATAGGTTGTTGTAACTTCTCATATAGTATTTTCTTATCTCCTATCGGTTTTTGTGCGGATGCTTACTCAACCGACCCTATATCCGGAATGATTTTCGCCTTGTGGCGTGGGATATAGGCTGCATTTGATTAAACGCTCCGATATGAGAAGAAATTGGACGCACCGATGTTCCAGTTCGCATTGCCCGCAGAATTGTTCAAATTCAAGTAATCCGCACCGCAGTTCTCGCCATTGTTACAGTTACCGCCGACAAGGGCGACCGCAGGGAGCAGGAACACCGCCCGACACCGCACCCTATATCCCTATATTCATTTTTCTAAAAACGACCACACCGCCTAACGGCGGGAATAGCGGAGGCGTTCCCCCTCCGTTCCTCCCCCTGCTGCTTACGCAGCGATAGGCTGTTCTAAGAAAACGGACGCACCGATGCTCCAGCGCACATTGCCCGCAGAAAAGCTCAAATTCAAGCAATCCGCACCGCAGCTCTCGCCATCGCTACAGCTACCGCCGACAAGGGCGACCGCAGTAATTCCGGCATTCCACCAAAAATAGTCACATGTGTATGTGCTACTGCTGCCACCTATTGAATTGACAATGCGTCCGAATCTGCTTGACTTTGTTCCTTTCTGATAACCGTTGCCGGATGATGTGAATGTGATTCCGACCTTTTCAAAGTCCTTTCCTGTCAGATTGTACGGAGGTGTCATTTTCGCAAGAATTTCTCCTCCGACCATCAACAGACCGTTGATTCTATCCCAACGGTTGCCCCACCATTTTTCAATGTAGAACACTTTGACCTCATGGGTCGTGTCCTTATAACCGAAAAACTGTCCTTTGTTTGTCAATGTTCCGGTCGCAAGGTGTCCGTAATTCTGTGACGCATTATCAACATATCCGGATGTCTGACCCTGTCCGAATGCAGTCTGCGAATTGTCTGTCTTTGACATAATCTTGAGCATACAATTCAACAGGTTTCGTTTGCTCCATGAGCCGATATTCCATCCCGCACCGTTTGCCTTTGCTCTTGCGATCTCTGTTGATGCGTTTGTATTATACATGAGTGCCTGTCCTGCAAGTGAGCGGATGCGTGTTCCATCATACGAACCGCCAAACATCGGGAAATAGAGTTTGTCCGCATGTGAACCGTCCTCTCTGACATATGCGTCATCGTTGTATGATTCATCGTACTGGACGTTTGAAATAATCATGTACTCATAGTTTCCGACTTCAAACTGCGAGAGCCAAATCTTGCCCTTGTCACCGCTGCCATCGAATACACTCATTGCATTTCCTCCGTATGCCGTGTTTGAGACATCGGATGCCGTTTTTCCGTCTGCTTTCTTTGTGTGGTCGTTCGGGTCGAGTTTATAATCTTCTGTACCGTCATATTTGACCATTGCCGGATAATTGTTCTTTACAAAAAAGACGTTTCCCCAGTCTCCAAAATCGAACCGTCCGGCAGAATAATTCATCGCAGCGGGTGTCATTCCCACCGCATCGAAAAGATATGTGCATCGTGTTGCCGGATTGCTGTCATTTTTGTTGATTTTCATTCCGTAACGCTTTACACCCTTTATTCTTACATCTTCCCCGACTGCTGCCAGTATAGCGTTTGTATTCGCATATGTGCGGTCGAGTGTTTCTTTGTCTGCTACTTTTACAATTACGTCTCCGCTTGCCATGTGTTAAGCCTCCCTTATCGTCAAAATTCCATCCTCAACCGTGAGGACACATGTTTTCTTTGTGACGGTATCAACCATAGTGTTGAGACCGTTCACAATGCCTTGACACGCTTTTGCTGCTGCACTCGCTGTCGACGCTGCATTGTTTGCCGTTGCTGCTGCACCGTTTGCACTGTTCGTCGCCTCCGTCATGTTCTTACTGAAATTGTTCACGGTGTTCATATATCCCTGTGTCAATGTCAGTATTTCCTCATAACGGGCATTGTTAACGATAATCGGCAGGTCAAAAAATTTCTTTTTACCATCTCCCTGTCTGATTTGATAATGACCGGATGTGTCAATCTCAACTCCGATTTCTCTTTCCTTGAGAATCAGAGTGTCCTCAACTGCTTTCCAGTCTGCCGTTGTTCCGGTGCATGGTCTGATTGCTGCCATTGTTCAACCTCCTTTGCTCCGTGATTATGGAATATATCACACAATCACTCCTTTGTGTTCGTTTCGCCGTCTGTTTCCAGTATCATGGAATTATACTGCTAATTGTCGGGAGGTCGGCGTTCCTCCGTCAAAATCAACGCCCTCATTCGCATTTCTGACCTGTGGCGTTGCTCCGTCAATGAATACCGGTGTCACCGTTCGCAGATACGGCGTTTCTCCGTCACAATCAAGATACATGCTCGAATATAACGCCTCTGCACGGTTGAAATAGTCCTGCACACTCTCAAGGATTTTTTCTGCTGATGCAAGCAGTGAATTTTGAATCGTGTCATCAATATCCTTTTTGTCCTGCTCGACCTGTTTCTTTGCCTCTGCAACTGCTGTCTGCATCTGTGACACATCCTGTCGAATCTGTGTCGCCGTGTTCAATGTCGCCTCAAGCTGCTCTTGATTCTGCAATGCGTCCTCTGCCCGCTCTGTGACCTCTTTGCAGGCTGTCGTCGCCCTCTTGGATTCATCCGTTGCATCGTTCGTATTCTTGACCGCCTGTGAGGTGTCCTGCTGCCTCTGCTGTTCCTGTTGGATGCGGGTGTTTTCATTCTGCTGTCGATTATTCTCTGCTGTCGCTCTTGCCTGTTCTGCTTTTACTCTCGCATTTTCTGCGGTCACTCTTGCCTGTTCCGCTTTCTTGACTGCCTCATTCGTGCTGTCAATACTCTCAATGTGACCCTTGACACGATTCTCAAGTTCTGTGAACTCATTCGCTGATAGAATCGCATTGTCGTTCCTCTGCGACGGTTCAATCTCCATTGTGAACGATGCGGATGTGATAACCTGTGAATCGTCACTCGTCCGGATTTCAATGTCACAATACGCCGTTCCGGAGGCTGCAAGTGCTTGATTTGTCAGTTCGACCGTCACATCCGAACCGGAATATGTACATGTGTTATACACATGTTTCCCGTCCGGCTTTGCAATATTGATGACCACTCTCGACCCTGTCGGGATTGTGTACGCTTCACCGTTATTGAGTAATTTCGCAATGATGAATCGTGTTGCCTTGTCTCCCTGCTTTACAGATACTAAATATCTTTTCGTGTCTCCGGACATCTCAAGATTGATGTATGTTATCAATTTCGTCAACGCTGCCATGCTCTCGCCTCCTCTCGGTGCTGCCTCTTTTATTCTCCCTGTTCCTCAATCCAGTCATTGATGAATTTTTTCAGCCAATCAATATGGCTTTGTGCCTCCTCGCTCAAAACCGTCATGCTGCCTTTGTTGTTGTCACTGGTGGTTTTTCCGCTGTCGGTCATTTCCGTGTATGTGAACCCCAGTCGCTGCCCCTGTGCTGCATTTGTGGCGTTGAATCCTGTGATAACTCGTCTCATTCTGATTCCTCCATTCTTTCAATTATTCGGTTTTGTTCTTCCTGTACTTCGATTTCATCCTTTTCCATCTCATACAGTAACATCATCTGATTTCTCATTTGCTCATTGAGCATTTCCTGCTCCTCTGCCGTTATATCTTCTTTTTCCGTTATATCAGACTGTTCAATCCTTGTGTCTCTGTTTCCCTTTTGTCTTGTCTTTACTTCCCAGTAAAATTCAAGTTTCGGTGTGCCTTTTACTACAAAATAACCGTCTTTTTCATTTGTTGATTCAACGTATAATTCGCCTGTTCCCTTTGCGGTGAGCATTACAATATATTTCATGTCTCTCTCTACTGTCAGCAGGAAATCATCATCAAGATACACATAGCATTGACCGTCCTCGTCAAGTTTTCCCGTTCCCATGTCTCCGAATGTAGGGGATGCCGTTTCATATGCGTACATCTCGATGTTCCGTCCGTCATCGGTGTGTATGATTCGTGTTTTCTTCCCTAAACATCCGATAGCTCCATACGCATATATATCATTATTCGCCGTGAATCCATATCCCCATAGAGTGCCACCGTCTTCACCGACATATATATTTTCCCCGACATATCCCAGTAACATGGAGTAATTGAGTTGTGACAATGTCCCTATTTTAAATTCACTATTGATGTACAATCCGGAATAAAATTTCGGCGATAGCGCAAACACATTCCCCACATTGGTGATTTCACAGTTTCCTCCAATGAGCAGCGAACCTCCTGTGATTGTTAACGCCTTTGTTTCTGCCGAACCGTCTGTGTTAATTTTAAAATTTGAGTTTGCCGTCACTGCTCCGTTCAAACTTATTTTTTCTGCATTTATCGACACTTTTTCTGCTGACTGATTGATTTTTGAGATAATCTCGTCACTTCCGACTTTTTTTGAAACAGTTGATTCAATCGCATCCGCTTTTACTTTAATTGCAGAGTTCATTTCTTCCGTTGTGGAATACTCTGTCAACTTCTCGTCGGTCGCTGCATTAGCGTTCTTCTCCGCTGCATTGGCTGCATCCTGTGCCGTCTTATTCGCTGCGGTGATCTTCTCTGACACAGAGGTTTTTGTCTCATAGGTCTTTGACACTCCTAAATTGATTTCATCGGCTTTCATGTCGATTGCCGATTTCATCTCCTCTGTGGTGGAATACTCTGTCAACTTCTCGTCGGTCGCTGCATTAGCGTTCTTCTCCGCTGCTGCAACTTTCTCCGATACAGTCTTTTTTGTTTCATACACCTGTGAAACGCCTAAACTGATCTCGTCTTTTGCTGCGGTGATATGTGATTCAACATCGCTTTTTGTGTAATATCCATCTTTCAACACCTTTTTTGTGTTGCTGTTGGCGATGGAAATTGCCTCCTCCGTAGCTGCTGCCGTTGCTTCTTTTTGAATATCCGCAAATGTTTTTCGTACATTTGAAATCTCAACCGTATTTTTTTTCGGTGTTTCCGGATATTCCGTAATTTTGACAATTCTCTGTTTTTCTTTTGTTCGGGTTTTCTTTGACACAAGTGTGACCGTGTCTCCGATTCCGTATGAAAGAATGTCTTTGTACTCCTCTGACGCTTTCGCAAGGTCAACAACCTCCGCAGTATATGCCTTGTACGGTCGTGACATTTCCTCAATCTTTGCCGTCGCATCCTCAATCAGACTTGTGATGTTGGTGTATCGTTCATCTTTCCACACATACGCCTTGACTTTGGAGCTATACTGAAAATTATCGATGTAATCTTTTCCGGTCAACCATTCCGGTGTGATGCCGTCTTTGCCAATCGGATAGATTCTTGTATAAAAATCATAAGTGTCGGATTTCAAAGATATTTTTCGGAGGTTTATCCCCTCTATGAAATAGCAGCCTTTATCACTGCCTATTCTTTCGTAAATATTCACCGTTTTATTGATTGAATCAATGATACATTCGCACCTATATGTTGATAGGCACTTTTGCAGGACATCCCACGCCGTGATGTTCTCCTGCTCGTCAATGGTTCTTTTTTTTGTGACCGTGCATGTTCCAACATGCCACCCCGTACCCTCGAACGCAAACTCAAGACATGCTCTGATTGTCTGTTCATCCGATTCAAAGCCATACGGGAAAGCCGTCCCCTCCAACTCCTCGACATTGAGAACGGCAGTGTATTTGTTGAATTGTTCTCCCTTTTCAACTGCTTTTATGACAAATTCATCTGTTTTTGTGCGTATATAATATTCTTCTTGCAATAAACCAACCAACGCTCCCGACGCAGGATATGCAAATGTCATTTCCTTGTCACCGGAATCCAGTGTCGTGGTGATTGCTCTGTCTTTGAATCCGGACAGTGTTCCGATTCTTTTCTTTCTGTCATTAAAAATTTGCAACGCTCTCACCTCCTAAATCCACATTGGAGTGTACTTGATTGTCACTCTTGCGTTTGTATCAGAGAATGTGAGTGCTGTTTCTCCCGACTTTAGCACTGGAAACGCCCATAAATCCACTTTGTCAAATGCGTTCGCCCCGTCGATTGTCACAAGTCCGGTTTTTGCGTCAATCACAACCGTTTTTCCTGCTGCAAGACTTTCCACGATGATGTCATCGTCTCCCAACCCGCCGATTGTGTAGTTCGTCAAGACTTTCTTTGCATATACCTCTACAACGCACGGAGCGTCCCTTGTGCCTACTTTATAGAACGACGCAGAGGTTTTCCCATCAAACACGATTGAGAGGTCATCATCAACAAAAAAGCCGTCAAATTCGATATTCACAACGTATCGTTCTTTCACATTCTTTTTCTCATAATCATTCGATGTGATGAATCCGATATACGTTCCTTTGTAGCCGTCAAGTTCCAGCTTGCAAGCCTTTGTGAAATTCATCATAAACTCTGACGCTACCCGAATGATATTGTTTCTATTCTTGCCCTTGAAATAAATTGAAAGTTTCAAACGCCCCATCTGAACCTCTGTCTCAAATTCCGTCGGCAATGCTGCTCCCGTCAGCCATTCATAACTATTCGAAAATGAGGGAGGCTGCACATCGGCGGTCAACTGTTTTGCATCATATTTTCTGATGTCTATACCATTTATTTTCATCGCCCTGTTTTACCTCCCTTTTCTTCTATCCGTAACCATTTGTGCATCAACTTTTGACACGGTTCTGCTTGCAACCTCGTCTCCGTCGATATAGGTGTGATTCGTTACATAAACAATATTTGATTTTTGAACGGCATCCAGTTTCTTGTCGAGGATGTTGTTCAATTTGTTGTAAAATTCCGCAAGTGGCAAGATTGCCTCGTCTCCTGCCTCGCCTCCCACCATGAGGTTGTTGCCGTTGATTCCGAACATTGTCGGGTTCGTCATGATACCTCCGGATTTGTACCAACTGATTCCAAAATGAGGCACAGACGGCGGGTTAATTGAAAAGCTTCCACTAATCGAAATATGCGGTAATTTCAACCGTGGCAATGACCAACTAAAATTGAACGCACTTTTTATTCTTTCTAATGCGTTTGAAACCGTTGACTTTGCACTTTCCATTTTTGAAGAAAATGCAGACTTTATCCCGTCCAGTATGGAGGATGCGGTTGACTTCGCACTGGATAATTTTGACGAAAACGCTGACTTTATGCTGTCGAGTTTTCCTCCGGTCAATGTGTTCGCCTGCGACATGAGAGAGGTCATTGTATCTTTCACGCCCTTAAAAGATGCGGACACAATTCCCTTGATACCGCCTCCGGCGTTCGTGTACGCCGTTTTCATATTGTTCAATTTTGTCGAAACATTTGTTTTCGCCGTCTCCATGAGAGAGGTCGCTTTATCTTTGATATTGGTAAAATCTGACGACCACTTTGTCTTGATCTCCGAAACCTTTGTTGAGAATCCGGTTTTGATCTCATTCAGCTTGTTGGTTGCATTATTTTTCCATTCGGTCATTTTTGTTGTGACCGTGGTTTTCATATTCTCCCAACCAGACGACACATTCGTTTTAATTTCCGAAACTTTCGTTGAGAATCCGGTTTTAATCTCATTCAACTTGTTGGTTGCATTATTTTTCCATTCGGTCATTTTTGTCGTGACCGTGGTTTTCATGTTCTCCCAACCGGACGACACATTTTCCTTGATGCTCGAAATTTTTTCAGAAAATCCGGTTTTGATTTCCTGTAATTTGTTTGACGCATTGGTTTTCCATTCGGTCATTTTTGTCGTGACCGTGGTTTTCATGTTCTCCCAACCGTCTGAAACCTTTTCCTTGATCTCGGATGTTTTTTCGGAAAATTTTGTTTTTATTTCTGAGAGTTTTCCTCCGGACAAATCATCAACAAATGTGAATCCTGTGGAATAATATCCTTTGATTCCCTCCCATCCGGCAGCAACAACGCCCTTGATACCGCCTCCGTTTTCTTCATAGGCGGTTTTCATGTTCCCCAGTTTTTCCTTTGCCGTTTCGGTCGCTGCTGACATGAAATTGTGAACGGTGGCCTTTACGCTGCTGAATACTTTCGTCGTCTCTTGTCCGATGGTGCTATTTTTTATATTATCGCCGATCTCTTTGACCTTTTCCGTGACCGCCTCTTTCGCTTTCGTGAACGCTCCCGTGATGGTCTCTTTGATTGCATTGAATTTTTCATTGATGTTGCCCCACAATTCGGACAATTTTTCTTTGACCGTATCCCAGTTTTTATATAGGGCGACACCTGCTGCAATCAGTCCGGCAATCAGCGTCACAATCAGAATAATCGGACACAAGCTCATGACTGCGTTCAATGCGGTCTGTGCTGCCGTCATTCCTCCGGTTGTTGCTGTGGCTGCTGTTGTTGCTGCCGTATGTGCTGCCGTGGCTGCTGTTCCTGCCGTATCTGCTGCCGTTCCCGCTGCCGTGGCTGCTGTCTTTGCCGTAATCTTTGCAATTATCTTTGCAGCTCCGGACACAAATTTCTGTCCGGTCGTTATCGTGCTAGAGATTCCCTTTGCTACTTTTCCAAATCCGATTGACAACGGACCGATAGCAGCAACCACAAGGCCCACCTTGAGGATTGTTTGCTGTTGGCTCTCGTCTAAATGTCCGAACCATTCACTTAATAGGTGTACTTTTTCGGTAAATTCTTTTACTATTGGCGCAGCCGATGACATCACTGTTTGTCCGAACTGTAATGTCGTATTTTTCAACTCGTTTAATGCGATTTTTATATCATACGATGTTGTTTTCATTTTGCTAAACGCCGTATCTGTCGCACCTGTTGAATTTCTCATTTCTTGTAAAGTTCCGTTGAAAGAATCTGCTCCATCTCCTAAGAGAATCAATCCTGCTTTTGCTGCCTCGGACGATGAAAACATATCTCCCATAGACAGATTTTGTTCTTTTGCTGCATCATTGATAATGCTTAATACATCCGCAAGGCTTGAACCGCTTGACATTAATTCCCCGAAAGATTTTCCCGTCTTTTCTCTCAATATTGTATCTGTTGTACTTCCTGTTTTTCCAAGTTCGTTCAACATTGAGTTCATATATGTCGTTGATTCTGCTGTTGCAACACCGTTCGCCGTCATTATTGCATAGCCTGTGCATAACTGGTCTAATGCCACGCTGTTGGCATTTGCCGTCGGAATAACTTTTCCCATCGCTGACGATAATTCAGCAACGGTTGTTTTTCCTAAATTTTGTGTCTGTATCAACATATCTGACACATTCGTCACTTCGGTCGCCTCTAAACCATAAGCGTTGAGAATAGTCGTCAATACATCCAATGTATTTCCGGATTCTGCAAATCCCGCTGTTGCTAATTTTGTTGACTCTCTTACGAAATTTACAGCATCACCCGTTTTTTGTCCTGCACTTATCGCATTATATACATTGTCTGCTATATCTCCCGCTGCAATTCCTGTTTCATTTGATAAACTCAGAATTGCATCTGACATGTCATCAACAGACATTACGCTGTCATCCATAATTGTTGATACTTTTGCAATATCATCCTCAAAGTCAATCGCCATTTTCCCCGATGCCGTTGCAAAAGTCGCCAGTCCCGTTGACACGACTGACATTTTTTTTCCGAAACTCTCCATCTTTTCGCCCGTTGTCTCACAAGCCTTTGCGAATGTTTCGAGTTTATGATTCTTTAATTGTTCGTTTACATCTTTCAGTTCTGCCTCCATGTTCATGAGGGCAGTCTTTGACTTTTCCGTCTTTACCGTCTGATTTGCAAGTGCGGTCTCTGTCTTTCCGATTGCTGTCTCATTTGCGGTGAACTCTTTCTCTAACTTGTCGAGTTCATCCTTGAGTGCTTTTGACTGCTCGGAGTTCTTTCCGGTCTCTGCCGTTGATTTCTCATAAGCCTCTTTCGCAGCATCAATCTTTGTTTTGAGTTCCTCCTGCTTTGTCTTTTGGTCTGACAGTTTCTTTGTCAACTTCTCCTGCTGCTCACTGTTCAACTGCACGATGTTCTTTTGCACCGTGATTTTTTGAGTGAGCGATTCGGCTTTTGCCTTGAGGCTGTCTGTTTCTGACCCGAACAACTTTGCTTTCGTCGCTGCCGTCGTATATTCCGCAGACAAGACTTTCATCTGCGATGCTGCCGATTTCATTTGTGATTGATAACTGCTCGAATCTGCCGATATTTTGACGCTTGTATAAGCCATTCGGTCGCCTCCTCTCTTACTGATTTTCGTTGATTGTATCTAATTCAAATTTTAAGTAGTCCAACAACGTGACAATGTTCTCTTTCATGCATTGACTGTATGAGTTTTTCAATAGCCGAATCGCAATTTTCACAACACGGTCAACAATTTCCCCGCAGACTTTCCATTGATTTTCCTCCGGTTGTTCATCCTCGTCCTCATATCCGTTTTCACGGTCATAGTCATCGAATGCGGATGCCTCTTTTTCTACCTGTTCAACCTCGACAATGCTCAACATCTTCTCTGCAACAATGTTCTGCATGATGAAATGAACCGTCTTGATTGCCGTCAGAAATTCAACTGCATCAATCTCCCCAACTGCTGCAAGCGACAATTCATTCCCGAACATCTCCTGCATTATCTTTTTGTTGAAAAACATCACTCCGGAGAATTTCTCCGTGTCATTCTTTTCCATGAGACTGATGTATTTTTTATACTGTTCTACCGTTACGGAATTGATGAAAAGTCTCTCACCTCTGCAAGTGACCTCGATTTCCGGTATCACTTGCCACTCTGAAAATTTTTCTCGATGTTCTCCATTCTCTTGGTGAGTTCGTCTGCAATTCCCATGTCGATGAACTGGAACTCAAGAATCAAACCTGCTGCATCAAGTCCGGTCTCCGGATTCTTTAATTCCTCAACGGTGAACTGGTCTCCGTATGCTTTGCAGATAAAAAGACCCATCGCCTCAATGTCCTGCTTTGAATATCTCTGTTTTGCGTCGATAACCTCTGCAAGTTCGAGATATTCCGTGTATGTGTCGATTGACATTTTCGGCATTGTAAACTCTTTGTCATTGACTATAATTTTTCTTTTCATGATTTATCCTCCTGTTATATGCCCTCTTATTAGCCTAAACCGCCGTTTTTCTCCTGCACTTTGCTGAACCATGCCTTGATTGCCTCTGCTGCCTTTGTGTCTCCGGAAACGAGGTTTGATTCGTCGACCGAAATCTCATACGCATTGTCAAGACTTCTCTCATAGAATGAACCCTTGATGCTCTTTGTTGTCGGAGACAATTTGCCCTCTTTTGTGCTCGCCTCCTCACTGATGCCCTCTGCAAACTTTCCGGCGTATAACCATTTGAAATCATACTTTCCGTTGAGTTTTCTTTCTCTCCATCCGACAGCAACCTCCGGTGCTTTGTCATCCGCAGTCTTTACAAGAAAACCGTTCTCGTATAACTGACCGAAAAGAATCTGTCTGTCCTGTGGTGCAAGTGCATTGACCTCAAGTTCGATTTCTGTTCCCTCATAGGAATTGATGACTTCCTCTGTTCCATCGTCAGAGTAAATCTTTTCAGAACTCCACTTTTCGTCAACCTTTGCTTTGATTGCTCTTGCCAGTTTGACCGGAGTTTCTGCAACGTATGCTTTCGCATCGTTCTGTGTGAGTTTTGCGATGTAGAAATCTCTACAACCGCAAGTTCTACTCCTCACAATCTTCTGTTCTGTGCCGCTAACCTGTGTTACTGTTTCGCTCATGTCTATTCCTCCATTTCATAAAACTTTGAAAACCTTTGTGCTTTCATATAGATTCCGTCCTCCGGCTTTGAATCGTCTCCGTTCCTGCCATCAAATGAGAAATCATTTTCTTTCATGAGTGACTTGATTTCTCTCGCAAGTTCAACCTCGTCATTCTCTGAAAATATAGTGACCTGCACTGACAGCATCACTCCCTCTGCATCATCGTCCGAAAAATTCTCGTCGTTTTCTCCCAAATCCCACAATGTCACATGTCTGTCATGGATGTTTTTGTCATACCATCCTTGCATCACAATGATCCTCCTGTCTGATATTGGTTTCAATGCGTCGGATGCATCTTTGATGATGTCCGGACTGCTGCTCATGCTCTCACCTCATTTCAATGTGTTGTCTAAATAGGATTGATATTCCTGTTCTGCGATTTTTTGCAGTTCCGCATCTGCCTCACGCCCTGTTGCGTAAATAAATTCTTGAGGCGGTCGATAGATAGTACCCCAGTTTATGAATTTCACATAAAAGTGTTCGCTATTGTCCGACTTTTCCCATCCGACATCTGCTGTTGCTCCTGTGTCTTTCATTTTGACTGCTCCCATCGGTATGCTGTCCGCTGCATGTGATGTCACGGACGACTTTGAACCGAAACCTCTACCGGATAATTTGATGTCTGCCGATTTCGGAATTTTGCCGGACATGATGTTTTTCACAACTGGTTCGCTTTGCTTTACAATCTTTTGATTGACCTCTTTTATGTCCTCGTCGCTTGCTGCGTCCTCAAATGCTTTCATAAGTTCTTTCAAGCCTTGAAATTCCATTTCGATTTTCACTGCATCACCTCCGGTGTCAGATTATGACACTATGCTCCCGCTCTACATTTCAACTGATATTTCCTGTCGTCTGTGAACATCGGACACGCATCATATATCTTGAACTCAACGCCTTTATATACTGCGTAGAACTCTTTCAGATTCAATCTGATTTCCTCCATCTTGTCGCAGGCTCTCGTTTCAAACATGATTGTGTTCTCAAGACCTATCTGCAACGCATTGTATTTTTCATTTGTTCCCAAACTCTTGACATCACACCAACATGAGAAAAACTCCTTTTCCTCCTGCTGTCGTCTACCGTCAACAACACTTGTTGTCTTGCGAATTATCTCGATTCTGCCTGTCATTCTGCTGCACCTCCGTATATTTCTTTCAATAGCATGGAAGAAACGGCAGCGGATAGCGTTTTCGTGTCGCTCCGGTACTTGTCACGGTTGTCGTACAGTTCTTTCACGGACATAAATGCAAGCAGTTTTTGACGGCTTGCGAGGTTGTTCCGGTCGAAATTCGGAATCAGTTCCGTCATTTCATCCAGTGTCGTGTCAAGCATCAATTCAAGGATTTCGATGTCGTCATCATAGTCGATATGACAATATGTCTTGCATGTAGCAATCAGACCGCCTCTGTACTTCTCTTTTTCTTCATCCGTCATGTTCTCACCTGCTTTCAATAGCAGGACGGATTCACCGCCCTGCTGCCATATTACCCGTTGATAACTTCTGTAATCTGGCCCTTGATGACTGCCCCCTTGTCAACAGGCTGCACATCGAAACGGTCACGCACCTTGATTCCGGTCATGTCCTTATCCCATAAACCCGCACCTTTGTCATTGAGGTCGATTGTGAGGACGTTTCTGTCAAAGAGTGTGACTGCCTCTTTTAAGTCACCGCAGAAAATAGGATGCTTGTACCCGTCGATTGTGTGACCATCGGTGTTCATAATCTTCTCGGATGCAAGAGTTTTCTTTGATAATTTGATGATAGGATATTCACCGAAAAGCATCTTTCCCTTTGTCTGCTGTGTCGGGTCTTTCTGTAAAATATAGTTGCCGTCTTTATCCTTTAACTTGTCAAGGTAGTTGAAACCGCTCTGATTTGTGATAACAACTGCATTGTCAGCGATTGCAGGGTCTAACTGCTCATTGAAAATATCCTTGAGGCTGTCAAGGTTCTCGACTGTGACCTCTTTCCCTTTTGTCATCTCATTGAGTACTTTGAGAATCATTGCGTTACGGGTTGCCTTTGTTTTCTTGGCAATCCATTTGTTGATGTATGCCATGATGTTGGATGCTGTGTCCTCAAGTAACTCTGCTGTCATCTTGAGGATTCCACCCTTTTTCTTTACCTTGTACTCAATCGGTAAAAATTTCGGTTCGTCCATCTCCGGAAAATCCGCAGCCTCGTCAACATTGTCAAATGGTGTTGATTCTGCATCAACCTCAATGTTTCGTGTTCCTGTCTTAGTTGTTACGCCCTCGACATTGACATACTGTTCAAGGTTGTCGGATGAACGACGCAACTCGATGATGTCTGTTCTGATGTCCTCCGGAATTGTCACGCCGATTCCGACCTCTCCCTCACTTCCTGCGGTTGTGTCGGATGTGAGTGCATCCTTGTACACCTTGATGTCTGCCTCGTCTGCCTCTTTGTGCAGGAATCCGGCTTTGACAATGTTGACAAATGATTTCACGATGTTCTTTTTGTCCGGCTTGACATCCCCGCCGACCTGCTTTGCAGTTCCATCCTTGACCTTGTTCTCGATGCCGTCCTGCTCGTCCTCGTCTAAATCATAGAGGAGGTCGAATCTGTTCTGTAATTCTACGAGTTCCTCCTTTGCTGCTCTTGCCTTGTCGAGTTTTCCATCGTTCACAAGGCTCTTGACTTCATTTTTCTTGTCGTTAATCTGCTTTAATAACTTCTGTAATTCCTTATTCATGACTTTCTGTCCTCCATTTCTTACATACCATAAAGGTATAAATCATCAAGAATCTGCTGCTTTTCTGCCTCGATTCTCTGTTTCTCTGCCTCTGCTGCTGCATTGTTCCGGTTTTCCAATTCCGCAATTACCGCATCGACAATGTCCTTTGTGTCGATTCCCTTGAGTGCCTCCGGAATATTGTTGTATTTCTCGAAAAAGTCAGATGCACACGCTGCAACTGCTGTCTTTTCCTCGATTTCAACATTGAAATACTGTTGCATCTTCTTACTGTCGAACCATGTCTCATTGCTCATGAGAGATTGAATTTTGTCTCTTGTGACACCCTCCTGCACATGTTCCATGTAGACATCAAGAATTGAATCCTCGCAGAGATTCAACTGCTTTATGACTGCCTTGAAATCGTCTGCATTTCCGTACGCCATGCATAACGGTTTGTGAATCATCGCTTGAGCACCTGTTGCGAAATGCAGTTCGTCACATGCAAACATGATGACTGATGCAATGGATGCAGCCATTCCGTCAACATATCCGACTTTGTGTCCGTCATATCGCTTTAACTGGTTGTAGATTGCTAGTCCTGCAAATACATCTCCACCGCCGGAATTGAAATAGATGTCAATGTCCTCATATCCATCTAACTGGTTGAGGAAATCTGCGATGTCCTGCGGACATCTGTCCTCCTCATACCACATAGATTCCCATGTCGCTGATACAATGTCACCGTAGAAATACAAGGAACATCTGCTCTGCTCCTCGTCCTGCTCTAAATCCAAATAGCCGACATTCTCAACTTTTCCGCTGCGTTTATTTTTCTTTGTGAAATCAAAACGTCTTTTCTTTGCCATGCTTATTCACCTCCCTCCTCGTCAGTCTCGTCCTCTGCCGTGTCGGTTTCGTCCGGTTCTGTTGCTGTGTCCGGCTGCTCTGTGTCCGGCTCTGCTTCTTCCGGCTGCTCCGGTTCTTCGGTTTCATCCGGTTCGGATGCACCTTTCAAATATGCTGCTCCCGCCATAGTCAACGGAACGATGCTGCCATTTGCAAGCAGGACATCGCCTCCCTCCGCATCTTCCATGTCGAGTTTACGTCTTGCCTCATTCGGTTTGATAATCATTCCCCCGACACCGTTTCTCAAATATTCCATCTGTGTTTTTGAATCGGTGCGGAACAATACCTTTTCGTTGAATTTGTAATAATACCCGTCGTCTGCATCTTCATCCGGCAGCATCTTGAAATTGATTTCCTCCTCATACTGCTTGATGATGAACAGTTCTGTGTCGACGTAAAATGATAACTGCTGCATCTCGCTGTTACTGTATGACGACTTTGAATAGTCGTTGATTTGATTCGGTTTTACCCCGAACGCTCCGGCAATTTGCAGGGCGTTATATTTTTTCAGTTCAAAGAACTGTGAATCTGTCAGTTTGATGTCGAGAGGTGTGAGTTTCATCCCTAACGGAACGGGCAGGATTTTTCCTGTATTCTTTGCCCCGCTGCCGAACTCCTCAAACGACTTGACGAGTGCTGTTTTCGCTTTTTCGTTCAGTTCTCCGGTATATTCAAGAGTTGCCTTTGCTGTCAGACCGCTCTCATATAAGTTGTTCATGAACGCCTGTGATTCGGACGCACCTGCAACCGTATCTCTCAATATCTGCTGCACTGGTAGTCCTGTGATTCCGTCAAAACTGAATGATGTTTTGAAGTGCATGACCTCGTCTGTGCTGAACACATATTGACGACCGGATGTCGGGTCTGTGTAGACGTACCACAAACGCCCCACTCCTGCGAATATTCCCGCATCGTCAACGACTATCTGCACACAATTTGACTGCATGACCCACAAATCAACGATTTTGATTTCACCGCCGTATTTCTTGCGGTCAAACTTCTTTCTCATGTACACATAGGCGTTTCCGTAATGGTTGCGGTTGATTTCAACCGTGTTCCAAAATGTCGTTGGTGTCATAAACGGATTCGGTCTTTTTGAGAGCAGCTTTGAGGCGTCCGTTGCCTCTGCCTCAATGATTCCCTT